AAGAGTACCTGTAGAAATAACTGCTGCTGTTCTGATAGTGTTCTCATAAAGTCTCGTTCTTTCTTTTGTTAAATAGGGCAATAGCCATTGTGATCTGTTTGAATGTGTAGCGTTTGCCTGTCCTTTCGTGTAATGCTTCTCTTACGTAGTACGTAGTAGAGTGAGGCAGGTCTGCTTGCATCAATTTGTTCTGATTGAGCATCTTGTACATCTTTTCAAGAAGCATATCATCAGTTCGTGTATTCATTACATCCGTTGATTCAATCATGTTATACAGTTATATCCATTTTAAGTTAAATGTCAAGCATTATTTTACAATTCAAAGTAATTAGTTCAAATTACAATACATTGTAAGTGTTGGCGATTTGGGATTTGGAGTGTGGCACCTTAGGTGTTGGCGATTTAGCCAACTAGAGGCTACCAGTTAAGGTGTTTGGCAGATAAGCCATTTAGAGGAAGGTACTTTAAGTGCTTTTTCCTTTACTAGGGGCAGTTAGTTAAAGGCATTTAAGTGCTAGGAGGTAATCTCCTTATATGAACACCTTAAGTGAAACTAACAGATCAGTTATATCATGTGGTATTGAAATTGTCAAGCTCTATTTATTAGCATGTCGCATTTAAGTATGAACATGTCCCGTGTGAACCTTCTATGTTGCACCTATCCTGTGGATAAGTCTGTGTGTATGTGGATAACTATGTGTATAACTCTTGTGTTTCACGGAAAGTGGTTTACAGTCCTATTTTCACCTTCTGTGTATTAGCACATATATATAACGCCAATAGTGGGGGTGGCCCCTGGTGGCGGTGGTCAGACTATCTGATCGACTTTGCAGGATACTAGCCCAAAATAAAGTTGTAGCACCTATTATAGGCAAATAAAAAACGTGTTTAGCGCCATTGCATACCTTATATGCTGTATATGGTAAATGATTAGCTAACATGTATACCTTCAATGATTGTTTGCTGTGGCTATATATGAGAATGAAAGCAAATAGCAGAGTATTGACTACAAACATCTACCCCATCATTTAACCTGTACAGATATACCCCACCAATGGCGTGCACATTCTACTGTACACCATGATGTACACTAGCCAGACAATAGCCATTTAAATTATTTACACTTATTTTAAAATAGTTGTTGACTATAAGTTACACTTACTGTATTGTTCACTCATCGACTAGCAAACAGCGGTTTGCAGCGATTAACTCATACAAGGTATTACATTATGTCTAAGCCAAATAAAGCACAAAACAATGCAACAAACGAAGTAGTAGTTGAAAGTGTAGTTGATAATGTAAATGCGGGTTCTAAGCAAGAAAAGCCTAAGCAAACACAAACTGAAAAGGTGCACGCTGTTTTAAATGAAGCGACAATTCAATACAATGCTATTGTCGAAAGTGGGCAAGAGAACCTTGTAACACTTCGCAAAATAGGTGAAATACTAATTGGATTGCGTAAAGGTTTCAAGTCAGATAAATTGTTCGGGCAGTTTATTGCAGAGAGTTCACTCAATGTAATGACTCGCAGAGATCGTGCCGATGCCGTATGGTTAGCTAATAACTGGAAAACAGTTCAAAAATTCAAGGTAGCTGAGGGAATGGCAAGTGCAAGTGCAAACTACCTACGCAAGAAAATGACGGAAAAGAATCGTGCGGAAAAAGAAAAGAAAAATGGCGGAAAAGCGAAAGGCGGTACAACAAAAATGACCGCAGAACAAATTGTCGCAGCGATTGCAAAGCTATCTACCGACAATGATTATACGACCTTGCAAGTGATAACCTTGCTACAAAATAGCTTGAAAGGATAAGCTAAACCTTACGGGTTAGTGTACACCATAGTGTACGCTAGCCTGTCTTTGAAATAGCATTGAATAGCAGTGTTATTTTTAAGACAACCAATTAATCAAATGAGGTATTCACTATGAGTATGCAAGACATCCATAAAAGACGGGCAGCAAGGCACCAAATCATTCGCAGGAGACGTTTAAATCGCAACCCCATGCCAGTGTATATGTCACGCTCGTTTGCAGTGCTAGCACTCTTAACTGTCGCTGCTGTCGCACAATATGCCATGGTTCAATACTTAATTCATTTTGTTATATAATTTTAGTGTACACCATAGTGTACAGTAGAGGTGATTTTATGAGTGATAATAAAAAGCTATTGTTCCAATTAGAAAACGCAGTGATTGCAATGGAAGGCAAACAGCTGAGGTTCAATACATATGGTGGCATGGTGTTGACTGATAGATCTGTTGAGATAGCAGCATTGAATGATAGGATAGCAGCTATTGATTGGACTCAAGCTGAGATCAATCACAATGAGGCGCAGTATGATTGCTAGTGTACGTCATGGTGTACACTAGACAAGTGTAAGTTATTATGGTATTATAGTTTCAGTAAATTAAATCAGGAGATTTTATTATGATGTTATTTTTATACCCAAGTAAAAAAGTATTAAAGGAAAACGTAGGCAAGCAATTGCGCTTCAGGGAAACCAGCATGTTCGGTGCAGAGTATCGCAGCACAGGTAAATTTGTTGGAGCTAACCGACCTACTCATACAGGTATGGGGCGTGAGTTCTTTGCCGAAGTAACAATGGTTGATGATCTTATAGTCAAGGTCAAGTGAGTATATGGGGTGGCTATTATGTCACCCCTTTTTTCTAGTGTACACCAGAGTGTACAGTAAGAATTTTATTGGGGGTTTTGTTATGCATCAACACGGCTATTACATTGTAGACTCTGCGGGATATATTCTATTAACTATAATCTCGCAAAATACTAACCGAAGTTTCGATGATGAGGCTGCTCTTTCAGTGAGTCCATTACTGCCAGTAATTGCAGCTCAATACGGGTTGGATAATGTTTTTTATACAGGGGATTAGTCTAGTGTACACCAGAGTGTACAGTAAGGGGTATTAAATATGTATATACATAACGGGGATTTGCCTAGCTTAGTTCTGACTGAGTTAGAATACGCAATGGAAAGGTATCGCATTTGTTATGAGGGCAGGGGGCTTAGTCCTGTATATGATCAATCCTCTGCTTTTCAGTATCAATTTGAAGCGGCCCGACAATTACGCAGGGTATGTATGCTAGAGGGCAACATGAAATTTAGAAACTACAATAGCAGGGATGTGGTGGACTTGGTACATCTGGCACATAAGATGTGCAGGAGGGGTGAGCTAGTTAAATTAATTAGGTGTGGCTGTGAGGATGGCTGCAATAATTGTGAGGGAATGTCTAGTGTACACCAGAGTGTACAGTAAGAATACTGTTACACTTGACACTTACACTTAGCTATGTTATAATAGCTACTTCAATCGGGAACTTAATAGGGAGGCAGGGCCATGAGTACAAGCAATTACACGTTTGATATTGATGTGGAATCATGGGAGCTAAGGGTTGATGTGTCTGTATCAGGGGGATACCTCCCTGCTAGTATGGATTCTCCTGCTGAGGCTCCTGAAATTGAGTACATTATTACGCACGTTTTAGAGTATGGGTCGTTCGATGACATATCCGATGATGATGTATGGTCGGCTGTCTGTGGTAAGTTAGAGGATCTAAGGGAAGGCTAGTGTACACCACAGTGTACAGTAGAAAATTAAACCAGAGGGTTTTGTTATGAAATTGTTAGACACAAGCGGTGGCAACACCAAGTTAGCCAAGAACAATAAGGATCTTACATTACGGGTAGCAGGGTGCAGCCTTATGCCAGACAAAAAAGTATGCCCCATGCAAATTATTGCTGACTGTTGGGGGCCATGCTTACAAGCGGCAGGTCGTGGGGGATTCGATGGGGTCAAGGCTGCAAGGCAAGCTAGGACTGATTGGTATCACTCTGATAGGCAGGGGTTTATTGCTCAACTCAAGCATGAGCTAGGGAATTTTCTCAAGCTATGCAAAAAGAATGGGGTCGAGTGTTGGGTACGCCTCAATGTATTGTCTGATGTACAGTGGGAGCTAGCCACTAATGGTAGTATACCGCAATCATTCCCTGAGATTAATTTCTATGACTACACCAAGGTAGCCAAGCGACTGACTAAAATGCCTCGCAATTATCGGCTCATGTTTTCATACAGTAAGGCACCCAAGTATCAGGGTGAGGTACAAAAGGCATTGCTTACTGATGTGCCTATGAGCGTGGTATTTTATGGGCCTTTCCCTACTACCTTTATGGGCAAGGAAGTTGTCGATGGTGACAAGTCAGACATTCTTAACCTTGATGCAAGGGGTAAGGTTGTTGCACTCAAGTACAAGGTTGCCAAGGGTAAGGGCATTGACCCTGCTGACCATATGTTTGTGGTCAATACTCATATGATACCTACTGTACAGGTAGCGTAATCATTCTAGTGTACACCAGAGTGTACAGTAAAACTTTTAATAGGGGTAAGCCATGACTGTAATGACTAGGAAGCAAATGAAAGCGGTGACCAAGGCACAGGCTGCTGCTAAGAATAAGGTAGGGCGTAGGAAAATGACTGTGCGTAGGGCCATTGAAGATATAGAACTGCAACGGGCAATGAAAAAACAGGAGGTATGGGTATGAATTTACTAGAGAAATTAAGTCCGTACATGTATGACAAAGTGGCTGTTGAGGAAATCACAAGTAGACATTTTGGTATGACACCTCGGGGTGAGGCTATGCCACAGACCATTGAGGAATGGAAGCATCTAGTAGACCTAGACGAGGTGGCTATGCGTAAGATGGTCAAGGAAATTGGTGACCTAAAGAGTAAGGTTGCTAGTCTTAGCCAGAAGGTAGCTAGTCAACAGATTAAATTAGATAGGGGTGACCTATGAGAGTTCAAGTGTATCGTAATCTACACAATGGGTTGATCAGCATACAAGATCTGAGTACAGGCTTGGTGCTAGGCCATGCTTATGCTGTTGATCTGGAAGAGGCTACCTTTATTGTAAGGGAGGCAGGTAGGCAGCAGGTTATAAGGGAGCAGCGTAAGAATGTACACGCCTTTGTACGGGGTAAGGTTGTCGATGTTGTTAACTTCCAGCCCTTCAAGGGTAGGGGTGCGACCCTTTACGATGATATACCTTATGAACCAGATATATATAGTAGGCTACAGCGAGGCAGTATGGTGGGGGGTACTACTACTAAGGTCAGCTACAATCCATACAAGGCTCCACACTTTGTAACGCCAGAGGGTGACGAGGTGGACTATGCTAACCTATGTACTGTCCAATCCAATGGGGTGATACAGTGTTACACTTGACAAGTGTAGTTAACCTGTGTATAATAGTAATCAGTAATCGAGGGCAGGAGTTCTTGCCTTATAATCCTAGTGTACACTGTAGTGTACAGTAGAAACTAAAGAGGAAGTAATCATGAAAACAATCTATCGTAAGCGAGTATCTAAAATGCGTGTTGGTATCAGCAATGGCCCATGCTTTGTGGGGTTCCACTATGGTCTGCGCTCATTCTATGTAGCCAAGGTTCCTAACACCCGTCTAGCCACGGGATACCTCAAGGGTATCACTGACGTAAAGGGTAAGGTAGAAGTACGTACCTAGTAACACGCCTCCTGTAACAGGGAGGCAACACTAATTTTAATTTGGAGTAGTACCTATGAACGCATTAGTAAAAAACTTTGGTAACATCGTAGCACTTCCTGATCATCTAAACTTTGACCCTCAACGTGAGCAGCAGACTCGTAATGGGGTGGTAGTTGACGGCAAATGGTGGACTGTTAACCCATTAACAGACGAGGTGATAGGAGATGGTAAGCGTAATCATTCGCCTAAGAACTTTGCGTTGATGTGGGATAGCCTACGGGAAGGCTTGCACCACTCTGGTTTACAGACGGGTGATGCATCCACCACCTTTCGTACCTACAACGGGACTGCTGGACTACGAGCAGAGATTACCCTACCCAATCATGACTTCAATCATGCACTAGGGGAGGCATCGTGCTTAAAGATTCGGTATGTGGATAGTCATGATCAATCCTCCAAGCTATCTATTGGGGCTATGGTGATGCGGCTTACGTGTCTCAATGGGCAGGTAAGTATGCGAGAAAATACCAGCCTCTCTCAGCTACACACCTTGAGTTATAATCCTGAGCGTATAGGTAAGGTCGCCTCTCAGTGGCCTACGTATTTGCTGGAGGACTGCGCTGATATGAAGCGTATGCGTACCTTACGGGTCAGTAGGGAGGTAGCTATACACTTTTACTCTACCTATGTAGCGTCCAATAAGACTCGCACTGGCCCTGTAGTTAACAAGGCTCTGCTTGAGCGCATCATGGGCATACATGATTCTTATAAAGGTCTTAATGATACAGTGTATCGCATGTACAATGTGCTAACACATATGAGTACACATGTTGAATCCAAATCTTGTAGCACTAAGAAACAATTAGTAATGGAAGATAAGATCAGCTCTATAATTAAAGGTGATGCGTTCAAGGAATTAGTAGCATACGCCTAGTGTACACTGTGGTGTACAGTAGAAATAGACCCCATTAACGTGGGGTCACAGTGGTTTACAGGAGTAAGAGTAATGAACGTCACAGTAAGTAATACTAACGGGGTAAAGGACAACAAGAGTTATGTACGTGTGTATGTTAACTCCGTTAAGGTAGCAGAGGTATCACCTAGCAGACGCAACCCGTTAGGTTACATGCGTCAGTACAAGAACTCTAAGTATTGGGGTGAGGTACGTGTGCAGTTAGAGTGCTGTGCCTTGGCAGGTATGTTTACTCTCAAGGAAGTGGACAACATAATGAGTGAGGTTAAGGGGGTTAGCAATGGAAGTTGAATCAAGTAACAGTTGGGTGGGTAATACAGTTAACTTTGTATTAGAGGGAAGTATCTATCTTAGGTTACACTCTACGGGTAATGAATATGTCCCTCATGGTACTACCATATGGTACAAGGCTTCTCATAAGGGTGGGTTTCACCATGTAATAGATGATACTAAACTTAATGCAGCATGGGATAAGCATGAAAACATTCAATGATCTATCTGCTGAGTATGTGGAATCCTATGACTTCAATGCCTGTAAGTCTGGCACTCAACGTGACTACCTATACTGGGCAGTGCGTCTGGGTAGTGTGCCTATCAATGGTGTACTGTTTGGATTCCATGATGTGGAAAAGATCAACACGCCTATGGCACAGAAAGCCTACGAGTACCTACTAAACAGTGGGGTATCAATGGCTAACCATGTGGTAGGCTTAGGGTCTATAGTCTTTGGTCATAGTATACGGCTAGGCACTGTGAACCATAACCCCTTCACTCACATCAAGCGTAGGTCTTCGGCTCACCGCAAGGTGGTGTGGTCTGAGCAGGACATAGGGGACTACCTCACTACTGCGTACAGTCAGTTCAAGTGGCGTAACGTAGGACTGATAACTCAGATGTCATACGAGTGGTGCCAACGTCAAGGTGATATGCGACTACTGAAATGGGAGCAATATGATCTGGAGTCTGGTATACTTACACTTGAGCAGAGCAAGCGAGGTGCAGAGGTTACCTTACCAACGTCAGTAGGACTACAGGCTATGCTAAAGAAACAGCATGAAGACTTTGGGTTCCAGAAGTGGATAGCCCCTAGACCAAGGCCAGTGGGTAGTTTGTATCAGCCCTACTCTATGCGAGGTCTATCAGTACAGGCTAAGGTAGTAAGGGATGCGTCAGGTATCTCAGATCTATTACAGATCAGGGACATGCGTAGGACAGGCACAGTGGAAATGGTAGAGGCAGGGGTAGACTTACCTCAGATCATGTCAGTGACAGGTCATGCCAATCCTGCCAGTGTTAAGCCTTACATGAAGAACACATTAAAATCATCCAGCATGGCTATGCAAGCCAGATGGGACAGCAAAGAATAGCCTAAGAGTTAATACAGAGGGGGGTAGGACGGATGTTTAGTCTTTGCCCATAGCAACAGTAGGGGTAGGTAACGTAGTGTTATACCCCCATCTATATTTAATGGAGTAATGAGTATGAAGTTTTATACAGTGTATGAGTGTGAAGGGTATACTTTTAAGTGGTATGGTGACTGCATCATTGATGTGTTCAAGCCTGTTAAGGATGCTCGTAAGAAACCAGCATCAGCCTATAAACAGATTGAGTTCTATGAGGAAGCGGATAATCAGATAGTAAAAGTTGTATGCCTTGAATGGCTAGTAGAGGAAGGTGTAATAACAGGAACGGGGATGTACCTATGAAAGCAGAACTAGACGAGTCAGCACAGGTGTGGACACCGATGATTATAAAGATCACTTTGGAAACAGAGAATGAGTACATGGCATTGCGTAACATCTACTCTGTACAGGAGGTCACCTCACTGGATGCTGAGCATAGGGTACGTGATCGTAATGTACTCACAGGCTTAGTCAATGCCTTAGTTAAGGCAGTGGGTAAATAATTTAGTGGTTGACGGGTGTTTCATTTACATGCTACACTCCGTTACCCCCACCGCCAGTGTAACATAGCTAGTGTACACCACAGTGTACAGTAAGAGGTGAGTATGAACATACGACAGCACGTAATAGACTTGGAGTTACCCGTAGGTCACTCAGTCAGAACCAACTGCCCTGTATGCCATAGGAAGAATACCTTTGGTGCATCCAATGATATGGGTATCCTCAAGTGGCAATGCTTTAGCGCATCATGTAGTACGAGAGGTATAGGTGAGACTAACCTATCTGCTATGGACATAAGAGCGTTGATGAATCAGGCAGGTATCAGTGGGGAGTTATCACCCATTGAGTTGCCTATCAGTGTGACTAGAACCTTACCTGACGAGGCAGTATCATGGCTCCACTACTGGGGCATACATGGTGTAGGTACACACTACTGGGACATTAAAGATAGCAGGGTAATATTCCCTGTGGTTAAGAATCATATACTGTATGATGCAACGGGTCGTACATTGAACAAGGTAGTCACACCTAAATGGAAACGATACGGAGGCTCTGGCTTACCATTCGTAGTAGGTGAGGGCAACGTAGCAGTAGTGGTAGAAGATGCTATCAGTGCCAGTGTGTGTGCCTCTGAGGGGTATGTTGGTGTAGCCCTACTAGGTACTAACCTAATGGAGAGCCATGCACTATCCTTGCTCAAGTATGACAAGGTGATTGTAGCACTAGACCCTGATGCCTCTATGAAATCCTTGGCCCATGTTAAGGAACTACGTAGGCACATACGGAAAGCAATTGCATTGAAGTTAGATGATGATATAAAGTACCGCCTTGATGTTGATCTTAATAAACTTAGGAGTATGGCTAATGAGTGACTACACTATAACTCCTGTAACTAGGGATGATTGCAAGCCATTCATACTAGACATTCACTATGCTAAGAGGTGGCCCAGTGTCTCTTATAGGTATGGCTTATTCAAGGGGGAGGAACTGGTAGGTGTAGTTACCTATGGTACTCCAGCATCCTCTGGACTTAGGGCTGGCATAGCAGGTGATGCACATAAGGGTGAGGTGCTTGAACTTAACAGGCTATGCTTGAAGTACAACGTAAAGAATGAGGCATCCATGTTGGTGGCTAAGAGTCTGACCATGCTACCTAAAGGTAGGATCGTAGTATCTTTTGCTGATGGTTCACAGGGTCATGTAGGGTACGTTTACCAAGCATGTAACTTTACCTATCATGGCCTTAGTGCCAAGCGCACTGATTGGAAGGTCAGAGGTAAGGAACATCTGCATGGCATGACTATAGCTGACGAGTTCAGAGGTGTAGCTAATCGTAGCCAAGCATTGAGGGATAAGTATGGTGATGATTTCTACTCAGCACCTAGACCAAGGAAGCATAGGTACATTTTTCTGGTAGGCAGCAAGACTTATAAGCGTGTGGTTACTAAGCACATTAAGTATAAACAGGAACCCTACCCCAAGGAGGTAGCAGTATGAATAAAATAATGGAGTTCTTATATGGTGCAGGTTATATATGTTGCATTGCCGTAGCATTCTATGTAACACTTGTGATTGTGGATAGCATAATAGGAGGTAGGTAATGAGTACTAAAACATTGGAGGCACTGGGCAAGGTGTTCACATCTGAGGTGATAGATGCATTTCTTAGGGAGGGCTTAGTAGATTACTATGAGGTGGTTTCTTCCTTCTGTAAGGATAAGACTGCAACCGATGCGGAACTGGATAGGAACGAGAAGATGCAGAATGCCTTGACCATAGTGATTGAGGACTTCATGACACCTGATGAATTTAAACAATGGCTTAAGGATAGAACGTAATGCTTAGTGCTGTGATGTGCCTTGCCTTGAACCTTTACTTTGAGGCGAGGGATCAGCCAGTGGTAGGGCAGTTAGCCGTGGGCTACAGCACCATGAACAGAGTTAAGGACGAGCGTTATCCTGACACTGTTTGTGGTGTAGTAAAGCAAGCCCAGTATTCATCTTGGGATAGTAAGAATCCCATACGGCATCGTTGCCAGTACTCATGGTTTTGTGATGGAATGTCTGACGAGCCTAAAAATAGTAAGGCTATGCTGGAAGCTACAATCTTAGCGGCTAACATATACTATGGCAGGGTGACCGACATATCAGATGGGGCTACACACTACCATGCAACGTGGATTGAGGCTCCATACTGGACAGAACAAATGACTACTGTGTTCACGATAGATGAACATATATTTTATAGATAGGAGGCAGCATGTCTACAAAGAATGATGTTACGAAAGTACCACCTATTGGGGAAGACACTAGGCCAAAGGATTGGGTGAAGCTAGGTCTTAGTCCTAGTACTGTGGTGGTGGATATGGATTCTACTAAGGTACTACGTAGTAAAATGGTTCAAGCTTTGTGCGATTACAAGGCAGCTTATGATAACTCTGAAGCATTAACTCCAGAGGAAGACCCTGAGTTACAAAGACTATACTATGCATATTCAGATTTGTATAACGAGTACATGGATAGGCTCGATAGATCGGAGGAATATGTATGAGCATTGTATTCAAACCTAAGATCCCTAAAGACTTCTCTGACTTACTCCCTGTTAAGGTAGTAAAGGTAGCAGAGCCTAAGTACAAGCCCCGATGGTGGACAGCAGAGGAGAAGGATCAGCTTGTGGAACTACGTGCAATGGGAGTATCCTTCCATGACTGTGCCTCTATACTTAGGAGAGGTCAGGGTAGCATTGCCCACATACTAAAGGCATATGAATTACATGGTGCCATATGGAACCTTCGTCAAGCTAGCATAGATAGGATAATGAAATGAGTATTGTATTCAAACCAAAGATAGGTGATCACCTTCGTAAGTCACCCGACCAAAGGGTTGATACCTTTAGCAAGGAAGAGATAGCTGAGGTTATACAGCTACGGGCTAGGGGTACTTCTTATACAGAGTGTGGCAGAATACTATCTAGGGCTAAGGGAAGCATAGGTAGTATGATTCATTACTATGATCTGCAAGACGAGATTGCTACAGCTAAAGCTTTACTAAATGTCCATACATCACCATGTATAGGTGTGTGTAAGTTGGATAAGTATGGTGTATGCAAGGGATGTAATCGTACCATGTCAGAAATATCTAATTGGGTGGTATCATGACAGATCATTGGGGGTGTCCTCACGAAAAAGTACCTGACCCCAAGGTCACTAGCGTTACTGGAGTAGTGGATTTAGAATTGTATGACTGTGAGGTGGAAGAGATAGCTAAGGCTATACTACATAACGACATGGTTCGCACATGGCACAAGATGCAGTCGGGTGATGGGCCATCCAACGATGCACATAGGTTGCGTGTGTATGTTAAACTAAGGCGTTATGCAGATAGGTGTGATCTTATCTTTGATGATTGGTACTGCCATATCAATGACAAATATATCTATGCTATGGCAACAGGAAGCTGGCGTGTGGATGGTCGCAAGAAATGGTACAAGTCTAAGAGTCCTGAACACTTCATAGAAAACTATGTACTTAAATCCCCATTTGATTAGTAGCTTTGGGTAATATACTATGGTGTATAATACGCATTAAAATATATACTATAGTGTATACTGTAGTATACATTGTTAATTATAAGGAACAAATATGGAACTCGCACTACTAAGAACGCTCATGGATAAAGACTTTCATGACGATCACAAGGGCATACGCTGCCCAAACAATATCTTTAGTAAGGATGGTCGTAAGGTCAAGGCTACTATTGATACCGCTATCACCACATATGGTAGGTCGGTTACGCCTATAGAGGTGGAGGCATTGTTCTTCTCCAAGAACCCTACACTAACCACAGCACAGAAGGATTCTTTTCAAACTATCTTTGATCAGGTGGACAATGAAGTTGTAATGGGGGTGGACATAGCCAGTGATGTACTGTCAGATATGTTCCGACAACAGGTAGGAGAAGAGGTAGCTAACCTTGGCTTTGAATACGTCAATGGTGAACATGCATCCCTTGAACCTCTACGTGCTATCCTTGAGAACTACAATGAAGACTTCACACCTAACCTATCCGTTGAGTGGGCTGACATTGATATGGATGCGCTGCTTAAGAAGTGTGACCTTGAGGCTCAGTGGACATTCAACCTACCTACATTGGCACGTAGGGTGGAGGGAATCAATGGTGGTCACCTTATTATGATAGGTGCTAGACCTGAGACAGGTAAGACTTCAAGCCATGCGTCATTCATTGCTGGCCCTAAAGGTTTTGCAGAGCAGGGCGCACAGTGCTTAGTCTTATGTAATGAAGAGGCAGTACATAGGGTAGCAGCACGTTACCTCAATGCATCCACAGGTATGACACTAAATCAGATACGTGACAATCCTTCGGCAGCTACAGCTAAGTACCAGCGTATCAAGGATAATGTTAAGTTCATTGATGCCACAGGTAAGGACATGACATGGGTAGAGTCTGTCGTTAAATCTTATACACCTGATGTTGTTATACTAGACATGGGTGATAAGTTTGCTAGGCTTAATGGTGCTGCCCGTGAGGACATGATGCTCAAGTCAAACGCTATCTATGCCAGAGACATTGCCAAGCAGTATGGGTGTGCCGTGTTCTATATGTCACAGCTAAGTGCAGAGGCAGAGGGTAAGGTTAATCTTAATCAATCTATGATGGAAGGTTCAAAGACAGGCAAGGCATCTGAGGCTGACCTCATGTTATTGATTGCTAAGAATCCTCTACTTGGGGAAGATGATACCTCGGAAGATCCCATGCGCCACATCAACATAACCAAGAACAAACTAACAGGATGGCATGGCAAGGTGACTTGCATGTTAGACGGGAGGATTGCAAGGTATGGTGTTTGATCAAATAGAATTATTTATTGAGGACATAGAACTATACGCTGCACACCCTGCATGTGAGGACACAAAGGTATGCTCCAAGTGTAATCATACTCTACCTGTGACAGACTTCAGCCCAGTAGGTAAGGGAGGTTATGTACGGCATGAGTGTAGAGCCTGTAGTAATGAGTTAACTAGAGTGCGTAAAGGGCTTAAGGAATTACATGGTCAGCCACCTGAGGGGTACGAATGCCCAGTGTGCTTATGTGATGAAGAGAGGGCTGCTACTGGTGGGCCTAGTAACTCCGCTTGGGTTCTTGACCATGACCATGAGACAGATGATTTCAGGGGCTGGCTATGCCATAGGTGCAACAGAGCATTAGGTTGTTTCCATGATGACGTTGCACGAATGAAGAGAGCAATTAAATATTTAAGGGGTAAGCTATGATTACTGTATTGGATGTAGAGAACACCACCTGTAAGAGAGATGGCAAGCAGCACTTTGACCCCTTTGAGTCAGAGAACGAGTTGGTTATGATAGGTATGCTATCTGAGAGTATGCGTTATTACTCGGATGAAACTGTAGTTACCTTCACTCATTCGGATGAACCACCCACTTGTAATGGCAATATAATAACGCAGAACATATTAGATGCCACCACCCTACTGGTCTGTCACAATGCAGTGCATGACCTTACGTGGATATGGGAATGTGGATTCAGGTATGACGGAAAGATATACGACACTATGTTAGGTGAGTACATACTTAACAAGGGTGTCAAGTCTCCTCTTAACTTAGGCTTTGTATCTGCACAGTATGAACTGGAAGAGCAGAAGCTTGATACTATGTCCGACTACTGGAAGTCTGGTACATCTACAAAGGACATTCCCTTTGATGAACTGGACGAGTACCTACGCTACGACTTGCGCTCTACTCTTGGTGTCTACAAGAAACAGATGGCAAGGTTTGCCAATGACGAGAACAGTAGTATGCAGTCTGTACTAGATCTTACTATGGATACTTGCTATGAACTGGCACTGATCTATAAGCGAGGCATCAAGGTAGACATGGTAGAGTTGAACAAAGTAAAGACTGAGTTTGAAGAAGAGAGGGCTGAACTATCAGAGGAACTAAATGAGTTCGTAGCTGAGCTGATGGGTGATGCACCACTAAACATTAACTCACCAGAGCAGCTATCCGCATTGGTGTTCTCCCGTAAGCCTGTAGATAAGAAGTTGTGGGCCTTGAGTGTTAACGTATTCATGTCTGACTCTGCATTCAAGGATGCTATGAAGTCTCAGTGTGGCCCTGTCTATAAGACTAAGGCTAGCAAGTGTGTCATATGCAATGGCACTGGCATGGTTCAGCATCTTACTAAGAAGGGTACACCCCGTAAGAACAAGAACATCTGCAAGGCTTGTGATCGTAAGGGGTATATACTAAAGAACACTAAAGAACTGGCTGGCCTTAAGTTCACACCACCCAAGGCTACATGGGCTAGTGCTAGTGGCTTCAGTACAGGTAAGGGAATCCTTGAGACACTTGAGGCTACAGCTAGAGGCAAGGGCATGGAGCGTGAGGGTAACTTCTTAAAGAAGCTGCGTAGACTTAACGCTATTGAATCATACCTATCCTCCTTTGTAGGTGGCATAGAGAAGTACACCAAGGCAGATGGTATGCTGCATGTACAGCTAACTCAGCACATTACATCTACAGCTAGGCTGTCAGGTCGTAACCCTAACATGCAGAACATGCCAAGGGGTGGTACTTTCCCTGTTAAGCGTGTGTTCATATCACGATGGAAGGGTGGCAAGATAATGGAGGCTGACTTTGGGCAGCTAGAGTTTCGTGTAGCTGCGTACCTATCTCAGGATAAGGTAGCTATCAAGGAAGTCATTGAAGGATTTGATGTACACCAATACACGGCAGACATTATAACTAATGCAGGACAGGCAACAGGCAGACAGAATGCTAAGATGCATACCTTTGCCCCGTTGTATGGAGCATCAGGCTATGGGCGTACACCAGCAGAGGCAGAGTATTATACTCACTTCATGCATAAGTATCAGGGTATATGTGATTGGCATAAGCGTTTAGCAACAGAGGCTTTGTCAGAGAGGAAGATTACAACACCTTCAGGTAGGCAGTTTGCTTTTCCTGATGTGTCAAGAAGGCGTGATGGTACAGTAACTAACTTTACCATGATAAAAAACTATCCAGTTCAGTCATTTGCTACGGCAGATATAGTGCCAGTTGCACTGCTGATGATGGAGGAAACGATGAAAGAGAGAGGTCTAATATCTTGCATAGTTAATACAGTTCATGATAGTATGGTGATAGATGTACACCCTGACGAGCAGACAGAAATGTTGGCAGTAGTAACTGAAGTAGAGAGTAAGTTAGTAAGCACAGTAAATAAGCTGTGGGATATTGATTTCAACTTACCTCTATCACTAGAAGCTAAGATGGGTAACAACTGGTTAGATCAAGTAGATTGCTAATAGCAAAGAGGAATATAGTATGAGTGAAGTAGCTTTAAATCAAGTAAGTCAAGAAGAGTTAATGCGCCTAACAGGTATGTCTAACATGTCAAAGGGGGGTGGTTCTAAGAACAAGCTGCCCCGTCTACGTATGTGGCATACCCCGTTGATGGGTGTCGTTGATATTGATGGCAAGAAGAAAAAGATGGAGGTAGTAGAGGCAGGTCAGTATCGTTTGGAAATGCCAGACGGATCATTTGCGTATGCACCAGAGGCTAACCTAGCCCTCTTCGTTAAGAGTCTTATGTACAAGCGTTACATATCTGACCCTGCTAACAGCCGCTATGTTAAGACTTTAATGAATGATGATCTTAACGCAGACTTAAAGGACACTGATGGTGGCTTCAACTGCGGCAAGCCTAATGGTTTCATTGAGGATTGGAACTCAGTACCACAGGAAACTAAGGATCTTATCAAGTCCGTTAAGCGTGTACGTGTATTGTTTGGCGAGATTGATATGGTCGGGGCAGTCAATGAGAAGGGTGACCCTATTGATGTACCTACTACACCATTTATCTGGGAGGTAGATAATCGTGAGGCATTCAAGACCTTTGAGGAAATGTTTAAACGACTATTTGATAAAGGCCGTTCGTTTGTTCAGCATAGTATTAATGTGAAGGGACTAGAACGCAAGATGAATAATGGTCAGTCCTACTTTGTACCTGAGGTAGACGTTGATTGGGCATCCGACTTACCTATTACAGAGCATCTTATGCAGATGTTCCGTGACAGTAATGAATGGATAACCCAGTACAATGACTACATCAACTCAGAGTTCACTGCCAAAGCGGTAGAGACTTTGAACAGTGCAGATGAAAGTCTAGTTAATGAGTTTATAGATGTGGAGTAAGCATGAACATACACGAATTAATGGTACAAAAATATCTTAATAGTGTAGTGGCAGGAGAGGGTGGCATGAGCCGCCCTGTTCTTGACTTCATGGTTAACGATGTTAAATTAGCGTTAGAAAAGCAACTCGTAGACAAGCGTAACCCAGACTTTAGGTTGCGTATGTCAAACATAGGTCGTTCTTATTGCCAGCTTTGGTTTGATAAGAACCAGCCAACAGATGCTTTACCTTTTCCAAACAGCTTCTTGATTAACATGATCCTCGGTGATCTTGTTGAAGCGATCATGAAAGGTATCCTCACTGAGGCTGGTGTAATATGGCAGGATGGTGAACACTTAAAGCTTAACTTAGGTAAGCATGTTATCAATGGTACGCCTGACCTTATCATTGATGGTGCTGTATGGGATATTAAATCCTGTAGTCCGTGGGCTTATGCAAACAAGTGGATAGACTTTGCTACTGTTAAGGATCATGACTCCTTTGGTTATGTAGGACAGCTAGTAGGGTACAGTAAGGCGTTAGACTTAGACGCAGGTGGTTGGATAGTTATCAACAAAGCAAATGGTCAGTTCAAGTTTATAACTGCTGACGGCATTGATATGCAAGCGGAGTTAGATATACTAGAGGCTAAGGCTAATCGTATAGTAGATGATGCAGACTTTGAAAGATGTTATGAACCTATCAAAGAAACATTCCGTAAGGTAGAGACAGGTAACCTAAAGCTAGGTATTGAGTGCGGCTTCTGCCAGCACAAGTACAAGTGTTGGGAGACTTTAGTAGAACGCCCATCCATACCATCTAAGGCTAAGGTTCCTGCAATGGTTAACTACATTCACATAGTAGAGGAAGCAGCATGATTGACATGACGGAGAATGACTTCGGTGTATTAGTACGTCCTACAGAAGGTACGGAGGATGATGAATCCTACGGCACTATGGAAGTTTCTGTGTTCAGTAACCTCATGCCTAATATATCGGATGATACCCACGCTAGATACATGTTCTTAGCATATAAGATGGCTGCGTTACTCTCATTCTGTAATGATAACCCTGACTTTGATGATATGCTAGAAGAATACACTCACAACTTAATAGAGGAAGAGGGCTTGGGTACTTCAGTATTAGAAGAGGAAGAGAAACCTTTTACTGATGCTAGAGCTAAAGTAACCAGCACGATTGGTAATGTTATAACACTTAACTTTAACACTAAATGTGAGGGGGAAGGGTAATGAATGTAGTACCAGAGTTAGCGGCTAACCTTGATGATGCACTAGAGGATTTAGTTAATCATCCCAACCACTATAAGTCGGAGGGGGTTAGTGGAGTAGAATGCATTGACGCTATACATTCAGCATTAAGTGCAGAAGAGTTTCAAGGTTTCTGCAAAGGCAACATAATCAAGTACACATGGAGGGCTAACAAGAAGCAGGATGCACGTACTAACCTAGAGAAGTGCCGTTGGTATATCAATAAGCTACTGGATAACCTAGTATGAGATACCCTATTAAGAAGGAGAAGAAACCTAAGCACCGCAAGGTAACGCCTAGCATACTAGGTAAAACCTGTGGACTAAAGTGTAAGGTCATACCACCAGAACCTTACCAATCATGGAGTGATTACCTTGCCATGAATCGTGACCAGCCTAAGCCTTACCGATCATGGTTAGAGTTTAGGTTGTTTGCTGATGGCCCTATGAAGGATATAGCTTACGAACCCATCAAGGTGGACTATGAGGTCGTAGAGAATAGGAAGTACACACCCGATGGGGTGATGGGTAACGTATGGTTTGAAGTCAAGGGGAGATTCAGAACACGACATGAAATGGACAAGTACATTCATGTGCGTAGATCAAACCCAATGGCTGTCATAGTATTTGTACTGCACTCAGAGAACGTAGCACTTCCTGGCGCACAGAAGCGTAAGAATGGTACACGTAGATGCATGGAGGATTGGCTGCTAGAGAATGACTTTGCCTATACTTATGAGAGTAAGATGGAACACTTCATGAAGAACTTTAATGAGGTAAATAGTGCTTGACTTTTATCCTAAAATCAGTATAACTATATGACCCTATAACTTGAAGGACACAAAAATGCAGTACGCAGTAACAGTAACTCTCCTAGTAGTATTCGCACTAATGTACATAAAGAACTAAAGGCACACTATGGAAACATCAAATCAAATACTGAGTGACATAACAGTATTCTCTAAGTACGCTAAGTACGTACCAGCCCTACAGCGTAGGGAAACATGGGAAGAGTTAGTCACCCGTAACAAAGAAATGCACATGCGTAAGTATCCTCACATGGTTGAAGACATTGAAGATGCATACAAGTTTGTGTATGAGAAGAAAGCCTTACCATCTATGCGCTCACTACAGTTTGGTGGCGCACCTATAGAGTTAGCACCTAACCGAATCTTTAACTGTGCTTACCTACCAGTGTCAGAGGTTGAAGCCTTTAGCGAGACTATGTTCTTACTACTAGGTGGCACAGGTGTAGGCTATTCAGTACAGCGTCACCACGTTACTCAGCTACCTGAAGTGCGTGGCCCTAAGAAGCGTAAGCGTAGGTTCCTAGTATCAGATAACATTGAAGGTTGGGCAGACGCAGTGAAGGTACTGATGGAGTCTTACTTCCACGGACAGATGCAGGTAGACTTTGACTATCGTGACATACGCCCCAAGGGTGCTATGTTGATTACCTCTGGTGGTAAGGCACCTGGCCCTCAGCCATTGAAGGATTGTATTCATCAACTAACTAAGGTGCTAGACAATGCACTAGGCCGTAACCTTAGTACATTAGAAGTGCATGACCTTATGTGTTACATTGCAGATGCAGTACTTGCAGGTGGCATACGTAGGGCAGCATTGATCTCCCTGTTCAGCATGGATGATCTTGATATGATGTCCAGTAAGGCAGGTGAGTGGTACGTAGACAACCCTCAGCGTGGTCGTGCTAACAACAGTGCTGTTATCCTACGGCATCGTGCTACCAAGGATGATTTCCTTAAGTTGTGGGATCGTGTTGAGGCTAGCGGATCAGGTGAGCCTGGGGTCTACTTCAGTAATGATAAAGATTGGGGGACAAATCCATGTTGTGAAATCGGGTTACGCCCATACCAGTTCTGCAATTTAGTTGAGCTAAACGTAAGTGACATAACCTCACAGGAGGACTTGAATGAAAGATCTAAAGCGGCTGCTCTTATCGGTACGCTGCAAGCTGGATACACTGACTTCCATTATCTCAGGGATGTATGGAAAGAGGCCACGGAGCGTGATGCTCTTATTGGAGTCGGTCAAACTGGAATTGGCTCTGGCGTTATACTATCCTATGACCTCGCTGAAGCGGCTGAGATTGTTAAAGAAGAGAATGAGCGTGTTGCTGGCCTTCTTAATATTAATGTCAGTGCTAGGTGTACTACTGTCAAGCCATCAGGCACCTCTAGTTGCGTACTTGGTACAAGTAGTGGCATCCATGCTTGGCATAATGATTATTACATTCGTAGACAGAGACTAGGAAAGAATGAAGCACTCTATCAACACCTAGCCAAGCACCACCCTGAGTTAATAGAGGACGAGTACTTTAACCCATATCATCAGGCTGTAGTAGAGATACCCCAGAAGGCTCCTGAAGGCTCCATACTACGCACTGAGAATGCGTTAGATCTACTGGAACGTGTACGTCTATTCAACACAGATTGGGTTCAGGTAGGCCATAGAGAAGGGCAGAACTCACACAACGTAAGCTGCACTATCTCTGTCAAGGATGATGAATGGCCTGACGTAGGCGAGTGGATGTGGAAGAATCGTAACACCTTCAATGGTATTGCGGTACTACCATACAACGGAGGTACATATACGCAAGCTCCCTTTGAGGACATCACAGAAGAACGATTCAATATGTTAGAGAGTAGTCTTAATAGCATTGATCTGACTAAGGTGATAGAAGCGGAGGACGAGACTGACCTATCAGGTGAGGCAGCATGTGCAGGAGGTGCATGTGAAATCCCTTAGTGGCATAGGTATTGCATTGTACTACTGTACTGTCAAGGATTAGACAGTAAAAAGCCCCATTGCTGTCAAGAGCTTTGGGGCTTTTCTTTGGGTGGAGTTTACTTCTTCTTAGGTTTAACCTTAGTTTTTAATTTGGTGTTGTACACATCCCCTTTATACGGAAATGTTTTAACCCCTTTGACCCTCGCTGCTGCAAATGCTTTTTCAAAAGGAGACATTCCTTTATTAACAGGAGAAGTAGGTTTCTCTGACTTACCTTTGGTTGGTGGGCCTACCTTAACAGGCTTCTTCCTATTTGCAATTTTATCTGCAACATATAATGCACCGCCAACCACAGCCGCTTCTTTGCGACCCGTGTTTTTCATACGACCAGAGGTTTGTGTGTGCCTACCTATTTCATAATTAGTCTTCTGGCCTTCATTAGGTTTCTGAAGTGCCCTCTTCTCATTCTTTATTGCCTGTTTCGCTGCTGTTATGGATCTCTTAGTGAACTTCTTAATAGCCATAGCAATTCCTTTTGAGGCAATGTATCGGGCTACTACGGGTGCTGCTGCTACTATTAATGGTACGACTACTGGCATAATTACTTTCCTTATTAATTAAACAATATCCCAAATGGATTTCTCTTTAGGTACTAAACCACCAACATCAAACTTAGGTGTCAGTTCCTTGATTGCATTGGCGGCAGGTAGTCTATTCTCTTTATAGTTAACTGCTGTTTTATTGCTAGCGTGTCGGCCTGGCTTGGCTAGTTTCAGATCCTTTAGTTTAACCGCTAGTTTATTTATGAGGTCTGCCTTTGCTGGAGGCAGTGACTCTGCCAAATACTCTAAAGCTACGGACACATTAGCGTCACTTCTAGGTAAACTACCCCCTGTTAACTGATCCAGCATACCAATATAAGCACCTCTTGATCCTCTACCTTTGTTGTTCTTTATAGTACCTGCAACTTCTTGCAGTGCAAGTTTCCATTCTTTGTAAGCAGCATTAGCCATTTGAGGTGGCAAAGGTTTACTGCGAGTGGGGTTAGGTGCATCTACCCTAGCTGTCTGCAATCCATGATTTTTTCCTACATCATTAATAGCCTGAGTAATCTTACGCATACGTGTCTGTGTATCGTCCACTTCCCAATCTACATTAAAGTGATCCTTAAGGTTTATCATCCTTATCATCTTAGTATTATCACCCCCCTTAACAGTAAGTGGTTCTAAACCAGCATAGCCCCTGTCTTCATCGGGGTTAAACATTTCATTATTTCTGGATGTCTTCATACTAGGATTCAGCATACTATCAGTTCTACTATCCTTTAACCCATACTTATTTACTGACTCCGTACCTGAGAATCTAAACTGATCATCCACTGTATCAGCATATTGCTTTAGCATCTCAGGATTATCACTTATATTCTTTAAGTTCATCTTGTTTGCTTCTGTGATAGCTGACTCACCTTCAAGGTGCATACTTTGGGGTAGCCTTGTAGCACGATAGCCTTCACCACCTGTGACACCCAAGTCAAAGTACCTAGCTTTTGCTCCCTCTCTTAATCCTGAGGTTGTAGCATTGTCTAGTCCTGTATCATCGTATACTTTTGCTGGCATATTGCTAGAGGAGTAGTGGTAGTCAGCCGCATTCATAGTATCATAGTATACGTTAGCAGGATTCCTTCCACCGAATGCTTCTTGATAGCCTAAGAAGTTAGGGCTGTCAGTAAAAGAACTAGCCCCTATTCCCAATTCTTGGTGAGGCGTACCATAAAATACACCTTCATCATCTACTTTAGACTCATAGTAATCCTGTGTGTTTAGAAGCTTTCTGTCACCACCTTCCCTAGTTTTATCAGCCGCTTTATTCTTTTGATTTACAGACCAATCCTTTTCCCCTTTAAGTATTTCTACGTCAGGTCTATTGGCATACTTCTTCTGCATCCTTTTATACGCTTTGGCTTCACTCTTTAATAATGCTGCCATCTCTGCTGCTGCACTGGGGTCATTCAAGTCCATGCTACGATAGTACCCACCAAATTCTTCAAGCACATCCTCCACTAGACCTACCCGATCTGTGTGGTTGGGATTGTCAGGACTCCACTCGTCAAAATCTGATGGTTCCTTACTTGCTTTAAGCCGTGGGTTCTCTAGGTCTATGTTGCCCTGAGCATCTGAAAACTTATGTATGGGATACAAGGTACGACCTTCTAGTGTTTCCTCGTAACCTCTAAGGCTACCTGTCTTATCACTATAGTCTTTTCTTGATGCGTTATACCTACCTACTACGGCACGATCCTTTATTAATTTATAATATCTATAAGCATCATCAATGTTATTCGCAGTAACCTTAGGACGTTTGAACTTAGTTAATGCTTGCTCTAAAACAATAATGGGTATATCTTTTAAATCATCGTTCCTCTGTGCCATAAATTTTAACACTTGGAACTCTGCTTCTTTGTTACGCATTAGGTGGGATAAAGATTTATCAGGTGCTATGAACCCATCATGTATGCCACCCTCGTAGTCAGATAGATTTCTAATGGTTGGGTCTTGTTTGATTACTTGCTGTAAACGCTCGTCTACCTCTGCGTCTAGGACTTCTGGTGTGGGTGTAGCAGACCTAACAGGTGGTTCATCAACAACTTTCTGCATAGTAGCTGCTGGTGATGGGGCATCAACCGCTTTGGCACCTGCTGTGGCAAGCTGCATGTTACTCTCGGCAGAGTTTAGAATACTACTCAGTGCCTCAGGGGTTATGGCATCTACATCTGTATTAGGAGTACCTATACTGGCTATCTTCTTAGCTTTCATAAGAGGTATAAGTTCACTAGCATCCAGCACATTCTCTAACGTAAACTTTGCTTCGTCAGACAAGGTATCATAGCCATTCTTTGCCGCTTGAACTATGATGTCCTGCACTAGTGCCATGTTCTCTGTTCTGTTTTCTTTATAGAAGTCTATACCTGCACCTATACCTTCACCTACCTTGCCAAGTATGTACTCACCAGCAGCCGCACCCTTCTCAGTACGAGGCTCATAGTTAAGCCAATCACCATACTGATCTTTCCTTTTCTTTAGTTCTTCAAGGCTATCACCAGACACCGCTTGATCTACTAGAGACATAGCACCACTTATGGCAGGGCCAAAGAAACCTGACACTGTATCTGCTACAACATCTGCACCAGCTACTACATCATCCAGACCCATACCCCAACCTTCTTTCTTAAGGCTTTCAGCGTAGGGCTTCATCTCTGCGTTGTATATGTCTTCCCTATCCATTACTTTAATCCTCTAGCAATCTTGACACCTATAGAAAATATCCTATCCTCTTCTATAGTAGATGAAGCATTTCCATTCTTCGGTATAAGAGAAGGGGTTTGTGCTTTAATCATGAGCCATTTTTCATTGGCTATACCTCTGTCCCTCTGAGACACTTTTTTCCAAGCAGCCCGTTCAACTGCGGAGAACCCCCTGTCTCCCCTAGTCTCTTCCGCTTCATACGTGGCAAAAGCTTTTGCAATAGTTTTAGCCTTGGTTATTTGTTTGTCTAGTTGTTTCTTTTTATCTGCTGTGCTACGATTTTGATACACTCCAGAATTAAGTAGGTTAGTAATCAATTCATTCAATGGGCCACTAAGATACTTGTTTACAATACCATCATACTGCTTATCTCCTGTGTTAGCCCCCATCTGCCATATCTTAAATCCATACTTCTCTAATTCATTCTCTACTTGAGTGGGTATAGATGTGGGTTGAACACCCATAAGCTGTGGAGTAATTGCAAAGTCACTCAACTGATCTCCACCTCTAGTTATGTCAGCCTTTGTAGGTAGACTCTGTGACCAGTATGGAACGCCCCTTTGTATTTCATTTATGGTTCTTGTAACGGCCCTATCTAAGAAGCCCTCACCTGTCTGTACGTTAGGGTCACGTACCTTGGATTCTTCATCATCGAAAGCACTCATTACATCTTGAACAACTTTAGCAGGGGTCATGTACTGACCGAATATAGAACCTACCCACTTGCCTACCATATCTCCCATGTCTTCTGTGGACATTTGATCTACGCCCATGTCGGATAGTTCAGAGAACATTCTAGCAGATCCAGCAAAGGGGGCTTTTTGTAGTCCGACAATACCCTGACCAAAATCTGACATACTAAACTCTGACATGCGCCCCTCTTGAAACTTAACCATTGCGTCTGCCACAACTAGATAGCCAGGAAGAGGAAACAGTGCTGCTATATTTGTAGTAGATCCATTTTCATTACGCATTAATAGTGGGCTAGTATCTTGGTTCTCCTTTCGATACTTAATTGCTGCGTACAATGCGGCAGTACCAACTACAGTTCTACCAAACTCGTCTGCGGCTTCTTTCTTTAAACGCTCAGATGCTGGATTGTCTGCTAGTAATAGCTTCTTATACTGTCTATACCTATTAGCTGTGCTGAAAATATTTAGTGGACTATACTTATACTGAAAGTTTACAGCGTTCATCATAAACCTAACAAAAGGAAACTCAGAAGTAGCAACAAAGGGTAGGTTCTCTACAAACGCCAGAGTAGTTTTAGCTATAGTACTTTGTGCAGGTGCAGAGAAGGTAGCTACCAACGCATCATCAATAGCCCTCTTAACTACGGGGGCAGGTATCTGCTTGTTAGCCGCAAGTATAGCCTTTGAATCTAATCCAATTAACTTAAGCTGCCGTTCTATACTATCCACGAATACACCAGAGCGCATGAACTGATCTTGTGCAATGTTAAGACTGTTAAGCGCACGTACACCAGAGGCTAGTGAACTAGTACCTGCTTCGTTAGTGGTTCGTAGTAGTATGTGTTGTAGCTTTGGGTGAGGTGCGAGTATAGCCTCAGATAATACTTTGCTATCTCCATACATTATTGTTTTATAAAAGAGACTAAAAGAGTTTTTAACTACATCCTTAACACCATCTGCTGTACCCTTAACAGAGAAATTACCAACGGCAGCAGCCTTAGCAGCCCTGCCTATACCTGATATACTTTCTACTAGCAACCTTTGCCCTGTCTCTAAGCCTATGTATCCACTGGCACTAGCTACGTTACGTACAGTAGTAACAGGCATAGAAGTCATAATGGCTCTTCGGTTCCTGTCCCAATTCTTTGCACCCTCAAGTAGTTTCTTACCCCAAGACCAGTTATCCATGTCCTCCGCAAATTTAGGATCAAACATTTTCATCTCTTCTGGAGTTAGATTCTTAGCCTTTGTTATATTGCGACCAATAACAGATGCAACTTGCATATACGTTCCACTAGCTTCAAAGGAGGATCGGGTCATCTGTGCAAATTCTTCCCTAGTAATACCTACTTCTTTAAAGGTTACCTCCATCTCGTCCACGACCCTCTTTAGGTCTTTAATAGCTAAGGTTGATCCCTCTAATAGAGGCTCAAGCTGTTCTATATTCTGCTTATTCATAACATTAGCTATGACATCTAGTAACCCATCAGAAAGTTTTTCATTATCCATAATCCTTAAATCAGGAACAACTTCCATTAGTTTACCTGCCATTTGAAGTGCTTCTTTACTGGTAGCATTCTTTAGTATGGCTTCTGCCATTTCACCAGATGGTGTATCACCTGCTAGTAATTCCTTTGCCCTCACTGGGTCAAATATAGTCTGTCTCTTACCCATGCCCTCTGCAAAAGACTCCGCAGCTATCTGTGCTTGTATGTCTACAGTAGCCGACCTACTATTCTGCTCTACTCTCCTTTCAGATAGCTCCTTCTTAAGGCTAGTCTGGTAGTCTACATTATTAGCACCCTGCTTTAGACTAGCCACGTTAAATGCGGAGCCTAAACCACCACTAAGAACACCCATAGCAGCAATCATGCGCCAATCTTTCTCTTTTATCATGTCAGCACGTTGCTGTACTGTCTGTAAGGCACCCTCTTGAATAGCACCTACCAAAGTATCAGTAGCACCAGACAGTGCCAGCTTACCTGCGTTAGCTTTGATAGCATCACGTAGAAGTATCTGGCCTACCATACGACCACCAACAATCTTTAAGCCTAGTCCAGCACCTATGGTAGCCACGTTAGTGGGGTCTAGTACAGAGGCATAGATGTAGTCTTGTACAGCACTCCAAGCATCACCTCCACCTTCAGAGAAAGCCCCAGGCATCTCTTTATAGGCAGTGTATAGGGCAGCAAAGTTATCTTTAGCCGCTTCCCCTTTCTCTCCCTTAGCCTGACCTAGCCATGAAATACCTGTACCTGTAGAGTATAGGTTAGTCTCTAGCCACCTCATGTGAGTGAAGTATCTTTCTGCGTAGTCCTCTTCTGATTCGTCAGCTTGTCTAGCACCTGACTTACCATCTCTTCCTACAAGATATTGTTGGATACTATTCTGAACAGCAGGTAACTCAAAGAACTTGTTGGTTATAACATCAACCTTTTCTAGTTTGTCTCTGGCAGTATCTCCCAAGAAGTCCTCACCTATTTCTTTGGGAGGTGTACTATCAAAGCTAGGGTAAAATGTATCCTCTTCAACTGCCTCCATAGGTATTGATTCTGCAAGGTCAGTCTCTACCCCATCGGTAAAGCTAGGGTAGAATGCATTTTCGTCTTCAACAACTTCCTCAGCAACTTCTTCCTCTGGAATTATTTCATCTTCAAGTATTACTTCTTCCCCCGTAAAGCTAGGAAAGAATGAATCTTCCTCTTCTAACGGACTCTGCCTTAAGTTACTTGCCATTATTTTTTACTCTTAGCTATGAACGCACGTAGGTCTGCAATGTTTGCCATATGTTTGTCTTGAGTAGCATCCCGTAAGTCTGTTACATCAAAATTCAAAAGCACTGCTAGAAGGTTAGCAGCTTCTTTAGCCCTGCCCTCTTTGAATATAGCAATCTTCGCTTTCGTTGAACTGAGTATGATACTAGATTTAGCGGTTTTGTTGCCTGAGTTAAACGCTGCTTCCTCTATCGGCTTTTTATACACATAAGGTGCTAACTTACTTTCGGCAGCAGAAGTTATGGGATCAAAATTAATCAATCCCGAAAATGCATTTGCTGTTGCTTTAGCAGCCTTAACTATAGCAGGAACTGCCTTATCTTCTATGGCTTTTCCTAAGAACCCTGCCTCAGGTTTAGCTTTGGTTGTCTTATTTGCCTTGTTATAATCGTCTGCCAATTGTCTACCAGTGTATACCCCTGATGTACCATTTTGATTTGTTACCCTATACTTAGCTTGTAGGTCTAACTTGTCATTTGTTATTGCGGCCTTAAGATCCTGAGGGCTAATATCTATAGTAGTAGAGGCAGCAGGAGTAGCAGTAGCAGTAGCAGTAGTAGCATCAGTAGTAGCATCAGTAGTAGCATCAGTAGTAGCATCAGCATTGGGGGTAACTACTGCATTGGGGGTAACTACTGCACTAGTACTCTGTTGAAATCCCGTAGAGTCATTCTCTGAATCCGCATCAGCAGCTTTTTGCGCTATAAGTTCATCCATCTCGGATTGCAACCTAGCCATCTTTTCTTCTCTAGTTTCATTTTCAGGGACAGAAGGTGTTGCACCTACTAGCCCGTCTTGTCTATCAACAGGGTCAAGCGCACCTTTAAGCAGTTGATAAGCCATAGTATCTATTCCCTGCTTTGACATAAGCGCATTCCATGAGTTATACGCTGTCAATTTAGCATTTTCAAATACTGCTATATGATCATCAGTGGCTTTGTCATTAAGTTTTAGTTGGCGACTACCATCAGGGTTAATTGACCACTTGTGTATGGCATCCTCCCCTGCTGGATATATTTTTTCAATCTCTTTAACAACAAGATCATTGTATAGCTGCCTTAGTGTAGAATGTGTAACACCTTTAATAGCATCATCACTTCTCTGCGCTCCAAAATAGATGGCAGCATTTGTCTGAGAAGATAATAATTCAGATTCTAGCCTAGCTATTTCACCAATATTGGGGTCTAAAGAATTTGATTCCTTACTAATTGCATTAGCTATGAAAATTTGCTGCTCTTGGTAGCTAGTAGGTGAACCTGCATCCCTAGCGTTTGCTGCTAGTATTTGAAGGTTGTAGTCTAGTTGCGCCTTTAAGTCTTTGCCGCTATCTCTTAACTGATATTTAAGCCCTATAGATTTAGCTTTTCTTCCTAAATCCGCAATGGCCTCGTCTTTTTGTTTCCATTCAAATTCAGTTGAACCCTGTGATGTTGCTTGCCTTAAAGAGGCTGTGTTTGCTGTAGTATTTTCCCTACTGACAACAGCACTTTGCAAATTAGATATTGCAACAACGTCACCTGCCATGCGTACAAAGCCTTGAGCCACTACATCTCGGTCATACTGAACTTCATTGTTAGATGCAGCTAGAATATTACCAACATCCTGACCCGTAGATCCTCCTGCTAGATTTGCACGACTATGTATTGCTTGCTTACGTGCTTCATCTCCCCCACTAAACATACCACCAAGTATGCTAGTGTCTTTAACTACAGGCATAGACTTGTAGGGATCTCCCGTGGCATATGTACCCATGATTGCTTTGTCCAAGTAGTCTTCCCATGCCATGCCTGTAGGCTTATCGCCAGTTACACCTACTAATGCATTAATGTCTACTGATTTCCCTGTCTTACTTTCTTTATCTTGTACAGACTTCAAGAAAGCTTGCCCATCAGCAAGACCAGTATCTAGTACTAAACTAACTTGATCATCAGACAGTCCCCGTTGCTTGAGGTTACGACCAAGGAACATTAAATCTTTGCGTTCTTTCTTACGCTCGTCCATAACATCTAACCCACGGGAGATGCTAAAGTCCAAGTACTTATCTGTACGACTATCAAAGTCTTTACGTTGTTCTGTAACTACATCTGCCAATCCTTTTGCAGCACCGCCAACAAAGGCACTAAAATTAAATCCCATTACACTTCCCTCCGAGCCATTAATCCTTGTTCTGGTGCAGCCTCTACAGCTTCTATAGGCTCTTCTTTTTCTTCTACTTCGGTGTCCATGTAACTAGAACCAATGTCTTCCATTGCTTTGCTAATCTGTTTCTTACTGATAGTAGATTGTTTCTCTGTACCAACTTTATACTTAATACCTAATTTGTCACTTACGTTAGTCATGAACTCAACTAGCACAGGAGCAGCTAAGGTGGACACATCTAATGTATGTGAACCCTGCATGTTGCCCACAGTAAGAAGTAAATCCACAGCAGCAGTAATGGGTACTCCCTCGTCAATACTTTCATAGAGTTCTATACTAGAGTCCATGTCTGAAAGTTTAGGCAAGTAGTAATCTAATACTTCTTCCACTGTATTATATTGGGGTGGCTGTTCCCAAGGGTATGCTCCCACCTCGCCTGTTAATGACTGACCAGGAATGGGGGCATCGAATAGTTGTTGATCCATTTTTAAAGCCTCTTATTACGTAGTCTACTGACATAACCAGCTACTCGGTTCTGTACTGTATCCTCGTCTTCTTGTTGTTTCGTTTTTCTGCCACCCATTAAACCTGTATCTGGGATAACAACTCTATCCTTCTTAAGTAATGGCTCTAATCTACGTGATGCCTGTGCTGCTATTTTCAAAATGTATCTCCTATTATGCAGTTTTCTTGGCAGGTGTGTCATTTCCAAGCCAACCACCAAGTACAGTACCACCTAATCCTGTGGTAAGTAGCGTAACAATAGAGCTACCTAAATCTCCAGAAGACTTAGCATCAGCCGCTATACCTGCAGCCCTTGCCGCTTGTTCACCTTCTAATACTGTTATGGCTAGTTTGGCTATACGATCCCTTTCATTGTCACTTGTAGTGTATACCCAATCCATTTCATCCCTATGTTCCTGCCATAGGTTATTGTAAGCTACATTACTTATATCTAGTAGAGCCTTTGCATTTACTTCATTGGCTCTATTTATAGCGGCAGTGTCTGCTGTAGCAATCTGCCTACGCCATTGTGCATTGGACTGATTAATAACTAAGCTATTCTGTGCATTGAACTGCTCTCGTTTATTCTTAACCTCTGCATTGAACTTGCTAATTGCATTAACCTCACCTGCATTGAACTGAGATATAGCTGTAGTTTGCATAGCGTTAGCCTTGGCTACGTCTGCTTGTAGATTAGCAAAGAACTGATCTGTCTGATTCTCTGACTTAGCGTTAAACTGCTGACTAGCATTCTCTGCCGCAGCATCACTAAGCATACTATTAATACGAGCTTGGGACTTATACACAATAGTCTGTTGTTCATTTGCTAGGTTAGCCATATCCATATCTAGGAATGACCTTGCATTTTGTACTTGTGCTTGCTGTCTATTGTTTAAATTAGTTATGTCTACTTGTGACAATGCTGCTGCTTCTGCCATAACCATTGCTTGACTGTTAGTTAAGTTAGCCAAGTTAGTTGTGTTAGCTATGTTAGCATTCTCCATAGCAATCTGCTGGTCTGCGGTAAACTGCATGTTAGCTACAGCACTTACCTTCTCAGAATTTCTAACCCGTGACTGAAATGCTTGGTCAAATTCAATGCCCATAAACTCTGCACGTTGTTGTGCAGCCAGCATGGATCTCTGTTGTCTATTATTAAGGTTAGTCATGTCAAAGGAGGCATACGTCTGTGCATCAGCAGTAGCGATAGGCAAAGAAGACTCTAAAGCTGCTTGTATGAGTGCCTGACCTGCCATACTAGATGAACCAATACCACGGGCAGCCATCTGTGCAGTCACGTTACGCATAGCCCCTGCTGCCCATGCTGGTGTACTACCTTCATCAAAGGAGGTCATCAAGGTAGCAAGCTGCCCTTGTACAGTAGCCCGTGAAGATGGATCTGCTTGTGCTGCTGTAATAGTTTCAGTAAAGGCTGCTGCCTTAGCTGCATCTGCAACAGGATTAACTAACTCGCCACCTTCAAGAGTACGTGTGGGTGCGCCCTCTACTTGAACAGCAGTTCCTTGTGCAGCATCTAAGGTGCTTACTGATGTACCCACCTGTTGTGCCGCAGCTATCTTTGCATTCTCAGCAATAGTTCCTTTAGCCGCATTGACATCAGACAGTGAAGTAACCACAGCAGGTGCTGTAGTTGCTGTAGTAGCAGTACTAGTTCCAGCAGTGGTGGGTGCTACAGCCTGTGTAGAAACCGCATTGGTAGCGGCAGCAGTAGGGGAAGTAGGGGATATAGAAGTACCTATAGTACTAACATTTTGATCAGGGGTAGTTCCAGTAGCAGACACTTGTGCAACAGAACCTGTAGGTAGCCTTGGCTGTAAGCTTTGATTCAAAGTTGTTTGGCCTAGTGTAGAGTCAGCAGTAGTGACTATACCTTCTGGAGGTGTAACCGCACCACCCACTGCATAGCGTTTAGTAACAGCACCATTCAAAGAATTAAACTTACTCATAGCATTAGGATTGCCATTTAAGTAATCTTCAAACTGCTCCATGTCACCTGTATGCCCCAGCTTAGAAGCTATACGCTTCTTCTGATCATCACTGTAACCTGTAAATTGTTGTTGAGGCATATATATAGACTCTCTTATTGATTGTATTGATTAGGAAGGGAAGTAGACACTGAGAGTGTGGTAACCTTATAGTATATATTCTATATGTATCACGGGGGGTGGGGGTTTCACTAGAGTAGCATATAGATTAAGATATGTCAAACACTATTTTAGTTTAATACCACCTAACTTCCCTGATACTAATTTTGTAAGTAACCCACGCATACCAAACTTAACTACGTATACACCGATAACTAAGTACTGATACCAATCAGGCATAACAGCAAAGGATTCAAATGCTGCTGTAACTTCTGCTTGATACCCTAAGAAGGATGCTGCTATAGGAACTAGTAGTAGGGCAATCATAACCTCGTCTAAAAAAGACTTGTCCATTTGCTGCATAGCTACTAGATCTAAATTAAAATCTTGTGTCTGTCCATCATCAGCCAACTTGTTAGCTGCCCTAGCCCCTGCTGTCTTAACATCAGCGTCTGCCTGTATTCCTACAATGGCTGCTGCTGACTTAGCTTTAGCTACTTGGTTCTTACCTTCTAAGTATGTCTTACCAATACTCGCAATGGGGTTTAAGAAACTTAAGAAACTCATAGTTAATCCTTTAGTTCAAAGTGAGGCATATCTTGCCATGACTTCCACAGCCCACCCCACTTTAGTTTATAACCTAACTGGGCTGATGCCTGTAGCATTGAAGATGCTATGAGTGCTAGATGTAATTTATCCCAAGAAGCTTTCCCGTCAACGTAAGCGTACACATCAAGTGCTTTTCCTGATTGGTGGTAGGACTTGTTGTTGACCCCATCTGCTTTGGATACTCCATCTTCAAACAGCTTGGCTTGATCCTCGGTTGATCGCAAGCCACCAGTGCTAGGAATACCAAAATCAATATTAGAAAGCGTAATAGCGAGATCCGCAATTGCAATAAGTCTTCCATCTACACCTGCCAAATTATTAATACTGTTCTTACCTAGTTTAAAACTCATGTATCACTTCCCCTTGGAACAATTTCTACACACCTTATGTCCTGATTCAACATCATGTGATCCACATATTTTGCATATAGTCACTTAAACATACCACCTTCCATGAATAACCAAATAGCTGCAGCACCTGCACCAATTATCCACATAAGTTTCTTAGTTACAGATTTACCTACAGCAAGATAGAAACGATCATAGGCTTTATCAGCAGCCAGTTCCGCTATCTCATTCTTTTCTTCCTGTGTTAACTTACGTTCATTCATTTTACAAAGTCCCTTTTATATAAATTAACACACCGACAAATGCAGCTAGAAAAAGCATAGTTAGTAGCGTTACTAAAAAACCTGTTTCTACATTACTCTTTATCTTTTTGTTTCTTACTCTTTGTCTTGCTGCTTCTGTTTTCTGCTTCTTAAAAAACTCATCTCTGAATTGCTGATACTTGTAGTACCCAAGAAGTCCTTGTTTATTTAACATAAACTCTAGTTCTTTTTCTTGCCTCTCTATCGCTTGCTTTGCTTGGTAAGCTGCTAGTACATCTCCTGTACCCATCTTAGCTTTCTGCTGAATAGATTGACTTGCGCTAAAGTACTTGGTTAAAGCTGAACCAGCATCTGCTATCTCTTTACCATTAGATAGGGTCTGTTTAATAACTTGAAAGGCAGCATTCGCAATGGCTAGTTCCGCTAACATATCCATACCCTCCTTGTGTATTCTTGGGGAATCCCATAAGGCTCCCTAGATGGTTGCACTACGAGGTACTCTGCATTTACTGTGTGGGTGGTAGGTTCAATTAATAGCCTCTGACCTTCAGGTGCAAGGGTAGGAGCTACGTGTATAGGGTATAGCTCTAAAGGGCTAGACCACATTAAATGCCTCTCATATCTTTAACACAAAAGACTGTAGTAGTTTTTTCAGCTTCTACTTTAACTACTGAATACCCAACCATAGGGCTAACCACAGGCTCGTAGCCTCCTATCGTACCTACACGTAATAACTCTTTTCTACAGTTATCTAATGTACTGTAGCTGGACATTATCATGGGTACTTGAGGTTCACCACTGGCAATCATTGTGGCTAACATAATTAACCACATTACTTAGACTTTTGAGTTGGCTTCATTGATGCACCACAGTTTACCATGCCACCTTTGGCATAACCCATAGTCTTCTTAGCCATACCACCATGCTTGTATCCAGACTTAGAATGATCTGAATCTTTCATCATAGTTCCATCTGGCATTTTGTGATAACCTTTTTTCATAACAACTTCCTCTTACTTTCTATACTTAGCTTTTGCCATTACCACTTCACCTTATCTGCCCAGTATGCTGCACTTAACTTACCCTTAGCAATGTTCTTACCATGCCTAGCCTTGAAGGACTTACGCTTGGCTTTCATCTTATCTGACTCACCTGCCTTGGGCTTACCTGCTGTGCTTGCACCCTGCTCACCAAAGCGGATCATCTTAATTTCAGATCCTTCTTTGGCTAGTACTACGTGTGACTTTGTAGGATGCTTAGGAGTACGCTTAGGCTTGTTGTAGCCAGAGAAGGTTTCGCCTCTGTACTCTATGGTCATACAATCGCTGCCCTAGCTGTTGCCCTAGCTAAAGTTATCGCTTCTGGCACTGCCTCTGCTGTTTCTGCATGGCGAGTGACGTACCAATCGGTACTGTTTAGGTATGCTTGGCTGGTTTCGTTGAGTTCTGCTTGGGTGTTAGATGCTATCTCCGCATCCGTAAATGCAACTGCTACTTTAGTTATTCCCGTAGCTAATGCACCTAGAGATTCCACAGTTACTTCTTCTCTCACATTGTAAGCAACGCCCCGATTGTCTTCAATGTAGGCCCACTCTGAACCCGTTAGAACTACAGCGTAACCTTCCCTTGCACTAAGGGGCGCAGTTGTTGTTGCATTAGCTGGTACTAGGAATTGACCATCTTCCATAGGGTTTGGAGAGGCTGTAGAAGTGCTAATGTATTCACCTGTACTTTCTACATAGTTATAAATTTCCATGATCACCTCTTAGAATTTAATGATTATCATTCGGTTAGTATTACGAACTCTAGTTTCTACGCCAGTGCGAGGTGCGCCATTTGTTCCGTCTGAAGTGGGGTCACGGACGTTACTGTGAGCATCCGTACCGCCAGTGCCTCCAGTTGTAGAGGGGTGTTGATTATAGGAATTACCTATTGTGCCACCATAGTTATAAAGTCCAGCATGTCTGTGTCCTTGAATTTGGTCTAGCTGTTTACTACCTACAACGTCACCTGTAGTTCCGTCACCTCGGTTTGTACGAGCCGCCCTGCCGGGGTCATTAGCTGAACCATGCGCCCAGCCTCGGATAAACTCACCTCTAGCATCTGGTAGAGTAAATGTAGTGCTTGATGCACTGCCGTAAGTAACACCTATGACAGCAAACAAAGCAGCGTATGTTGACCTAGATAATGAAGCACCATTCTCTTCAAGCCATCCAGTAGGGGGTGTATCCGTAGCCCATGTCGCCTCAGTTCCCGTAGGCACACCTGCTACATTATCCAATGCGCTTGATAGTACATCACCATCTGATTCTAATAAGACAGATAAGTTTCTTGCCTTGGTCATGTTACTCTCCTATTCTGGCGCAGAGGCAGAGGCAGCTAAATTAGCAGCGTAAGCGGATACAACAGCATCAGTATGCACTAGTGAACAGATAGCCTGTACTTCTGCACTCTCTGCTGAGTAGTCTTGTCCTGCGATGATAACGTGTCTGTGGAATCCAGAGGATAGTTCAACACCATCTTCTAGTACCTTAGTGCAGGTGCGTACTTGCACTGCCTTAAACTCGCCTAATACTTCAATCTTGTCCTGTGTTACTTCTTTGGTTAAC